TTCAAATACATTTTGGTCACGCCGTAATAATCAAGATAAGATTCCCATAATTATCATACAACAACGAGTTCATGTTAATGATTTAAGCGGTTGGATAATGAAAGAATCGAAGTATAGATATACGCGTTATAGTATTAAAGCTCTTGATGAAAATGGAGAAGCAACATTCCCGGAACGGGTTTCTAAAGAAACACTATTAGAATTAAAACAAGCAAGTCCATACACTTTTGCATCTCAACAACAACAAGAACCTCAATCTTTCACAGGAAATTTCTTTCTAATAGATCAAACAAAAATGATATCTCTCAAAGAATTTAGAGAAAAAGAGTGGTTGATGCGATATTTTGTGAGAAGTTGGGATTTTGCTGGAATCAAGAGAGAATCGAAGCCCAGTGAAAAAAATGACTATACACGTGGAATTTTACTTTGCACAGACGGCACTTTTGTGTATGTAATGGACCTAAAAACACATCATGGCACAGTTGAACAAAATGACATAATTCTTGTCAAAACAGCACATGAAGATGGTTGGAAAGTAACTATAACAATCCCCGAAGACCCAGGGTCGGCAGGACAACATTATGTTGATTATCTTCAATCTCTCCCTCAACTTGGGGGTTACACACTCAATGCTGTTCGTCCCACTCACAACAAACAATTAAGAGCAGCACCATTTGCAGCATTTTTGAACAAAGGTAATGTTGTGATAGTCTCAGACGAAGAAGACAAAGAAAAATGGAATACAGCTCTTTTGGAAGAAATGGCCAGTTTCCCATTTGGGGAGCATGATGATATCATCGATGCATGTAGTGATGCATTTCACATGATACATGCTGTTAAAAGATTTATTTGAGGTAAAAAATGACATTAATTCAAGAAATATTAGACGAACTTGAAAAAGTTATGGTAATGAGATGGTCTCCATTAATCGGAGCTCCGGCATTAGAAGCTCTTTATGAAAAAGTAAAAGAAACAGTCAAAACAGATGCTAAAACATTGGTTCAAGATGTTAAAAAATCGACAAGCCCAGTTTTTGAAACTGTGAAATCAAAAGAAATAGTAGAAGATGCTAAATCAGAAATTGATAAACTAGTCGATATAAAAAGAAAATCAACAAAAGGTTTATCTGTAACAGAAGCATCTTATACTCCCAGTGTTTCTTTAAATGTAGAAACTTCAAAGGAAACAAAACAATGAAAAAAGAAATTATTATTAAAAAATCAAAAGAAAAAAAATCTGGTAAAAAAGATCTACTCCAAAAAATGGCAGAAAAACTTGAAAATTTAGAATTGAAATTAAAAGAAAAAGAAGAAAAGATTGAATTGATTGATAAAAATCAAAAAAATTCAGACATCGGCTCTCAGAGATTTGGGATGTCTGATTGGAAATCATGGATTTCAGGATCGGATAAAGGTTATCATCGCGCGATGTATGTAGATATTAGAAGTATGATAGCCCCACGGGATATGTAAAAAATGTTTAATAATAGTTTTAATTTAAATCCATTTTCAGGATATGGAAACATATTTGCTCAATATCCAAATTATTTGCAGTTTGCACAGTTTGTTCAAGGACAATTTGGCGGAACAACACAATGGAATTGGCAATTATTTGACACACTTTATCGCACAAGTTGGGTTGGAGAGAGATGTGTTTCAGTCATTGCAGATGATATTTGCGAAAAATGGCGAGTTTTTGAACATGATGATCCTGATGTCGTAAAGAAACGCCAAGAATTCGAAGATGAAAATGAGATATCTGATACTATCCATCAAGCATTAATGGCATCAAGATTGTATGGTGGATCTGCTATTCTTCCCATTTTACATTCACAATTTAATGATGATCATTTTAAACAACCATTTCTTGCAACATCTGTGTCTAAAGATGATTTGCATGGATTTCAAGTCTTAACAAAATTTGATTTAACTCCATTAGCTGGAATTAATAGAGATATATTTCAATCACCAAAGGTGTTTGGAGACTATATTTATTATAAAATCATCAGAATACAAACGATGATAGATGCATCTGTAGCTGCAGTAACGGAAGAACCGGTAAATAGTATGAATTTACCCACAATTCATACAACAAGAATGATAAAATTTTACGGGAAAGAGTTGATGTACTATCAAAAATTCTTTTCCGGTGGTTGGGGTGATAGCATTCTTGTTTCGATTATCGATAAAATACCGGCAATTGAAGAAGCTTTTCACCTCATATTTTTATATCTTGATTTATTCAATGTAGATGAAATAAAAATTCAAAACTTAAGCGCTATTGTAAATTCAGATGGTGGCGCTGCTCTTTTTCAAAAATATGTCGCATTTAGAGATAAAATGCGTGCTTCTAAATTGAGATTCATGGATAAAAATGATGAAATGAATCGAAATCAGCTTTCAAGTCTTCAAAATATAGTTCCAGTTTTTCAAAGTTTAGTCCAATTTGTTGTTGGTGCAACCGGAATACCTATTACTCGAATGCTTGGAACAAGTGTTGGTGGATGGAGTACCGGAGATAATGAACTAACACAATATTACGATTTAGTTGCACAACATCAAAAGAAAATATCATATCAACTTCGTTTGATGGATGAAATTATCGAAAGATCACTTTTCGGTAAAAAAATGGATATTAAATATAGATTTGTACCAAAACGTGAGATGACTGAGAAAGAACTTGCAGAAGTCAATCAAATGAAAGCAAATACATTCTCTATATACATGCAAAATAAAGTAATGACACCAAAAGTTGTGGGACAAAATATTCAAAAAGATTTTGAAGGATTAGACGAAAATTACATACTTTCACTCGATGAGGATTTTCTTGAGTACGAAAATGATGAAACAGATCAATCAGAAGATGAAACTGGAGACTCAGGAATCTTTGATAAACCTCCCAATGCAAAATCTGAAGAATCAAAAAAACAAGACGACAAATCGGATCCGGATATTGAAATATCGAAAGCCGACGAGCCCGACTGAAGCCAAAATCATAAGATTTTGGAAAAATTATGCAAAACGCTTATCATCTGAAATGACTTCTAAAGTTACACTAGAAAATATCAAACTAAATGATTCAATATAGACAGAAGAAGAAATTGAGTATCTGATTAGATTAATAGATAAAGCACACACAGAAATTAATTTGAAATTTATAAGACAATTAAAAGGACTCACAAAAATTCCAGAAATTGATTTATATTCAATCACAAAAAACAAGAAAATATATAAGTCTTTCGTATCGAAAAGAAATGAACATATAAAATATTTTAAAAAGTTTCCAAAATATGTAAAGGATAAAATAACAGAACATCTAGAAGAGTCAAAAAAAAGTGTTACGTTTGATGCTCAAAAACTTGCAAAGTCACTACATTTGACAGAAGCTATGAGTAGACGACATGCTAATTTTATCGCGCGGGACCAATTGGGTAAATTTTCTAGTGCAATAAATGAAGCACAAGCGGAATATGTAGGCGCTAAAAGCTATATTTGGCGTACATCTCTCGATAATAGAGTCAGACATATGCATGAAGTAAGAGAAGGTAAAAAATTTCAATACGCTAATCCTCCAGAAGGAGGCAATCCAGGTATGGATTATCGTTGTCGTTGCACAGCAGAGGCTATTCTAAAAATATGAACTTTTTTTACATTAACAAAGCTAAATTTGAAACTGAAAAAGAAATTGATGGAAACAATTTTTTAGTTGCTTACGATGTTCCTATAGCAAAAACTGGAATTCAAGAATACACACGAGAAGAAATTGGGGATAAATCTGGAAATCCTAACGATTTGGTTAATGTTTACCGTGATCATACTGTTTTTGATGATAAAGAATTGATTGAATCATTCGACGGAATCCCCATAGTTTATAAACACCCGGATAATGGAAAAGTTGATTACAACAATTTTAAAGACTTCATTGTTGGTACAGTAAGTGGTGTTTATTACAAAAATGGCAGTTTATATGCCAAAAAATTGACAATTATAGATAAAGAAGCAATTAGAAACGTATTAAATAAAAATACGAATGAACTTTCTATTGGGTTTCGTGGAAATGTAGAAAAAAAAGAAGGAACATTTGAAGGTGTTAAATATCACTTTAAAGAAAATGTTATTCACGCAAATCATCTCGCATTGTGCGAAAATGGTAAAGCGGGTGCGTATTATGCAATTAACTCAATCAAGAAAGGTAAGAAAATGGCAACATATTCTACAAATTCAGTTACAGAAGATCATGAAAAAATGAAAGAAGATAAAAAAATGGAAAATGAAGATGGTGGCGTTAAAATGAAAGATATTAAAGGACTCATACAACAAGCAGTCAAAGAACATCTTTCACATGTTAAACCAAAAAATTTTGGTGATTCAGAACATGAAAAAAAAGAATATGATGAAGAAGATTGCATGAATGAAGAAGAAAAAGAAGGAAAAGAAGAAAGGCATCAAATGGTCGATTCAACTTCTGAAGAACTTACAAAAGCAGAACATTTTGATAAAGATGTAGTTAATGCTCTCAAGAAGAGCAATACAGCATTAAGAACACTTCTAAATTCAAAAAATAAAGAAATCAGAACTCTAGAAGTTCAAAATATTGATTTAAAAGACCAACTCGAAGAAGCAACTGAATATATGAAAAAAGTAGCAAGTCGTCTAAAATCCTCGCATTTAGTAAATGCAATGTCTGGCCCAGATAATATTGCTAGTCCTTCGCATCCCAGAAATGCCGATTTAAATTCATCCATGACTTCAAGTTTCCTTTTTTCAAGTAAATAAATAAATAGGAGATATGTAAAATGACAGCCCCAACCAATCAACCCGTTGTCTCGTCTGTTCCATTATATGGCCCTGCATTCATTTTGGGAGAAGTAACAAATCAATATCAACCCACGACTTTAACAACTTGGCCAGTTGTTATTCCATCCCCTTTGGTTGGAAATGAAGCAATTGCAGGATATGCGGCATTTACGCAAGATGGAGTAACAGCAAATAGAGGCGTTCAATTGGAATCTTTGATAAATTTCCTAGGATTTTTTGAAAATCAATATTTTAATGAATGGGATGTTGGTTCATTAACCGGAAGTGATACTCTCGGAAATAATTTCACAGTTTCTGTATGTAGTGTCGGATCAATTTATGTTTATAATGCATCTCCCATGAGTCCAGTCCCCGGTGGGGTAAATGTAATTTCTTCAATTACTGTAGGAACAACTCCTCCAGGAATTACAGTGGGAATGGTATTTCAAGGCGCACCAATTCCCGGCGTAAACTGGGTTGATATTTCAAGTGTATGCAGAGTAAAATTTGCTCAAGCAGTTATCGGTGGTGGTGTTCTTGTTAGTCTCTTAAACAAATAATAAAACAGAGAGCAAAATAATATGTTACAAAATAAATTACTTGTTTCAGATAGTAACTATCATGCGAAACAAAAAAATCCAGAAAAATCAAAAATTGAAGAAATAAGGTCAATTTATCAATCCTGTTCTGCAGAAATTGAAGAAAAAGCAGAAGATATGGTCAATAAAATGACTGATACAAAAGAAATCTACTATCAACTTCGTGAACATAAACAAAAATATGAAGCAGATTTTAATAAATTTTCCGATGGGGTATCCATAAATAAATATGCCATTGATAGAGATCCTATTCTTTCAAAATTGCAAAAGACTTTTGAAGCTCAAATGCTTCAAAATGCTGAACAAGCAAATGGAAGTGGATTTCTAAAAAATAGCTATTCGGGATATGGAGCAAGTGCACATTTCATGGTCCGTGCACTTTCTTACATTTATCCTATGCTCATCATCAAACCGTTACCAAAATTGACATGGCGTGAAGATTTTCCAGTATTCTCGGGTTCTTCTTGGGCAGCCTTCGATGTATTTTTGACAGCTCAACGGATTTACAATGTAACAGATGAAAATGAACAAGCGAACAGTTCTGGACGAGTACAAGCAACATTTGGCGAAAGTATTTTTCAAAATATCACTATTCGTCAAGATCTTGTTTGGGATTCTACAATTGAAATGTATGCAGATCAATCCATGAATAATGGACTTGTAAATTATGTATTTATGGAAGCATTAAAACGTGGTTTTGATGAAAAAGTTAATACTATTTATTTGAGTGGCGATGCTGACTATGGCATGCAAGGTTTGCTTACAAACACAAACATTACACGCATCACATCCGGTGGATCATGGAATGCTATCAACGGGGCGACTGGTGAAAAATGGTCGACCACTGATCTGATTAATCTTACTCAACAAGTTGAGCAACAAAGTAATGGCGTATATACAGCTAAAAAAATCATGATGAGTTTGAAATTGAAGCCCTATGTTGTTCAACCTCGTTCTGCTTACGTTTCTACTTCGCCTATCGGCTATGTAGCCGGTCAATCTTGGGGCGTAGATTTCGAAAGCGTTCTTCAAACTGCAAGATACAATCCATATTTGAATAATGAAGGGACAGCAACAAATACACAAATTGCCGTTGCATATGATGTTGATACATCCTTTGCCCATATTGGAGTTCCTGTCTTTATGTTTGCAGAGCCAATTTCTTGGGAAAATCATAAATACAAAATTCCATTTTTGACTCGCACAGGTGGATTCCGTTTGATTCAAGCTCCGAGCATCGGAATATTAGACAGCATTTCCACTACTTAAAGTAACAAACTTTAGGAGGAAACATGACAACACCTGGACTCAATAGTACAGATTTCAATACCATGTTTCCTGAATTTGTATCAGTATCGAGTTCATTGATAACTACATTCATAAATTTAATAAACAATGGATATTTATTCACAGTACAAAACGTGACAGATCCTACTATTTTAAATATTTACTATTGGTATGTAGCACATCTTGTTGCGGTGAGTACTCAAACAATAACCGGAACATTAGCCGGCCCCTCGGGGAGTTATCTTCCGAATTCGGAAACAGCTGGATTAGTTGCAACGTCATTTCAAGAAGTTAAAGACATTTCAGCAGATCAGAGTTTCATGCTTTCTACGAGATACGGTCAAGTTTTTTGGGTATTCACAAAACAACAATATGTGCAAAATTTCTATTTAAATCAATCATGGTGGTATTAAAAATGAGTATTTCATTAAATGAAATAATCAAAAAATTATCACAAAAACATGAGATTTTAGTGGGTTTTCCAAAAGATAAACAAGTAATCTATCCTCCTGATGATCGGAAAGATCATCATAACAAAGGAGGACAAACAGTCGCGCAAGTTGCAACTGCGAATGAATTTGGAACAAAAACAAAAAAAGGTTCAACTCATATTCCATCGAGACCATTTTTAAGAACAGCATTCAAAAAAAACAGACAATTGATTATAAAATTAGTGGAAGAATCATTTTTGTTAAAAAACATCATAGATAATACACGATTTGATAAAATTGGATTAAAAATGGTTGATATGGTGAGAGATTCCATCAGAAATGGAAACTGGATACCAAATGCAAAAACAACAAAATTATCGAAATTAAAATTTAATACGAGAAAAATCGTCGAAAAAACGGATGAAAAAAGCAAACAAAAAGTCAATTTAGAACTTGGAAAAATAAAACCACTTATCGATCGTGGAATAATGATAAAATCTGTAAATTATGAAATTCGTTCATCATGACAATTTACAACAAGTTTTTGATGGCAACAAAACTTGTACAATTCGCAGGAAGTATAACATACAATTCGCAGGGTTTTGCCGTACTTCCTGCTTACACAATAATATACATAAATGCATCTATGCAGCCTATTAAACGCTCAGATTTGAAATTTTTGAAAGAAGGAACGCATTATGCAGATTATTATCAAGTAATTACTGATTATCCACTCAATGTAGATAATTTACCTACAAGTTTAGGTGATTACTTTATTTATAATAATAATCTCGTTTATAAAGTCATTTCTTATCAAAATTTTCTTCCATTTGTACAATTAAGCGTCAATCATGCAGAATCAACAATCGTTCGTGACAATAGAATGACATATAACGGAACAGTTCTTAGCATACCATTCCCACAAATTGATAATCAATATGCTCCACTTTTTGAATTGATTGCGATGGTAAATTCATGTTTTCCATTTCCTGCGACAATAACAACATTATGGGCTTTTCAACAAGAATTGCAGCCAACTTTTCCTTATTGCACAGTTACTTTAGAAACTGTTGAAAATATTGACAACACAAACTATAACAGCATAGATATAAATAGCAGTACACTGTATACTAATATCAGCAAGCAATTAGTTGTCAAATTCAGTTTTTATGCGTTCGATCAAATACAAGCTTTGAGTTTACTCGAACAATTTAAACTTAATTATGTCAATTTTAATCTTACTTCACCATTATTTCAGTGGATTGGATTTGTAGAAGAACATAATCCAGTTATTGAAAATTTGTATGAAGATAGAACAATATTCAATGCGGATGTAAGAATGAGATTTTCCTGGATTGTTCAACAAACACAAATATCAACTCAAACAATAGATACAGTTGCTTTTACTTTATCAGTTACACCGTAGGGGAGATATCATAGATGACAGTTTCAAACAGCTGGCTAGTAAATGTACAAGTCAGTATAAATACTACAGTGATACAAGCACCTTCATTCAATCAATGTTTATTGATAGGAGTTATGCCATTTGGATCTGTAAATGGGGTTCAATTTCCACCCAGTTCCTGGGGTACAAATACTTATCAAACATATTCAAGTTTGACAGGATTTTTGACAGATTTCACTCCGCTTTTAGTCGCCGCAAAAGCAGTTATGTTTACAACGGGTAATGAACTTCTCGTTAACAGAATTCAATGGTTAATAGATGCTGTAACAGCATTTTTTGCACAAACTCCTACTCCCACAATATTATATGTGGGTGCAATATTATCTGATTATATTTCTATTCCAAATTATCCAGCTATATTTGCAAATTTTGCGGCAGTTCAAAATGGATTTTATGGATGTACAATTTGCGATTTGATTCTAGCGAATACTTTCTCAACATGCGTTGTTTCTATAACAACAAATGCAGCAACTACAATTCCAATTTTAACAACTGTTACGCCTCAAACCGCAACACAACCATACACACTTTTACAAGAATTTGATGCGCCTGCTGCTGGTACTTATTTAGTAACATTTTATTCAACAGATGGTGTTACTGTAATTCCGCCTGCCACATTCACTGCAATATCTCCTACAAATTCAGCCGTAACTGCAGTTACAAACGTAGCTGCATCTATCAATGGAATTCCAGGATTTTTAACATCTGGAACAGGTTTGACAACTGCAATGCTTGCATTGAGAACATCGGGAAATCAAAAGAAATTGTTTCAAGACACTTTATCAAATTCAATTGCAGAATCAGTTCAATCAGGGGGTGGGTCTCAAGATATCGCAATATTTTATCATCTTTATAATCTTCAATCATGGCGCGATCCTTTGACTGCTTCGTTATCTGCAGCATGTCTGAGTGAATATTTTACAGATTTGTTCAATATTGGCGTAGGAATGAAGCCCCTGTCATCAATGCAATTAAAAGGAACTGTAACAGATCCAACAATCACAACCGCAAATATTGGAACTCCTGGGCAGGCTGGTGGACCAAATAATTTAATCGGTTGGGATAACAATGTATATGCTGCATTTGGTAATACTTCTACAATCGGTTTAGTCCAATATGGATATATGTCAAACAGTATTGCATCCGCACAAGTCTATCTAGATCAAGTTGTCGGTGCAGATTTTTTACAATTTACAGCTCAGACAGATCTTGTAACTTTTATTCTCAATCAACAGCCTATTGGGGGTATTTTGTACAATGATTTTGGTATTCAACAAATTCTTTCTGTCTTTAAAAATTCTGTCCAAAAAGCAGTAAATCAAAATATACTACAACCTTTTGATAATTCTGATTTCGTTTATTCAACATACGCACAAGTATCTCCTACAGATATTACAAATAGAATTTATAAAGATCTTTATTTCAATGGCGAATTTTTAAGCAGAATCCAAATGATACAATTAAACGTAACTTTATCTCTGTAGGAGTGAAATAATGGCTGCTATTACAAGACAGGCATTTAATCCGAATAATTATAAAATAGTCGCTGTGGCAATTCCGATTGTGGGATATGCATCCGGAACATTTTTAAGCATTACACCAAACACTGATATCTCAAATATGGATGTAGGAACGGATGGTGAAATTCATACGAATATGATTGCAAATAACACAAGTACGGCAAAATTGCGTATGTCTTATGATAATCCAACATATCAACTTATGCGTGCTGCAGCAGTTCTATATCAAACAACAGGAATATTTTTACCATCTTCTTTTGTAAATATTTCAGATCCTTTAGATACAACATTCTCTGCAAATTCTAATATCATAAAATTTTCAGAAGATAATTATTCTTTGAATGCATCTGATATGTATCGGGAATTTTCGATTAATCTTCATAATACAATAAGAGTATAAAATAATGCTTCCGTTTTCAGTTGATAAAATGATGATAGAAATGAATCACAACATGGAAATCATTAAGAATGACACTATAAAATGGAAATTTAAATTTTGTAATGATTTTGAAAAGGAAATGAAAATTGAAGTCGGAGAATATTCTCATTCAGTTTTTGATTACTTATTTAATCTATTCTTGTTTAAACAGGCATTTGATAAAGAAGATTTTAGAAAATATGTGCAAGAATTTAAAAATATGGATTTTAAAAATGCACAAATCACATGTAGATATATATCAGAAAAATATAATGAATTTGTTATAAAATATAAGAAACATTTCATGGATTATTTTGGATTTAAACACGAAGATCCACTTTATATGCAAAGAAAAATAGAATCTAATAGAAAAGAAATATATCAAAAGATGGTGGAGTATTATTAGAAAATGGATTCCAAACAAGCCAGTTTTAACGGATATAAAGTTGAATTAAAAAAGATGCGATTACGTGACGCGAATACATTGTTTCCATTTGTGATGTCTGCAATGACTAAAATGTCTTTAGGAAACTTCAATTTCTTCAATGATTTGAAACCAATTGATATTGAATTATTTCAAGAGAAATTATGTGAGAATGTATATAAAATTGAAGAAAAAAAGAAGGAAAATGGAGATATAGTCAAAAGTAAAATCAATCTATCATTATCTGATTTAGATGAATGTGTAGAAGGTTTTTTGCCGCTTCTCGTTGTGTTTTTAGAGTTTAATTTCGGTTTTTTTTCACAAGCTCAAAAGATTTTAGATCCAATTCTAAACAAAGTCTCAGAGAGCGCAGAAAAATAAGAGAACCTGAAAATATGGATCAATTCAGTTTCAAAAAAGTTTGTTTCAATTTATCAAGTCGCGGTATGGGTTCTTATGTCGAAATTTTAGATAATTGGACATTAGATGATTATGAAATTTTTCTACAAACATTAGAAGAAGGTCAAGTCAAAAATGGCTGATATCGAAGAATTAGTTTTAAAAGTTGGAGTAGAAGTTGATAGCGAACAATTAAAACGTCTTCAAAAAGAAATCGAAAAGATAAAAACGCAAGCGTTAAAAAATTCTGTAAATTTAGGATTGAATACTTCTAATTCATCCACTTCATTTTCAGGATCTTCTAATATAACGGGAAATGCAGGAAATATAGCAGGACTTCTTAGTTTATCTGAAAAACATCTATTAGAAATGCTCAATATATTAAAAGATAGCAATAACAGACAAAAAAGAAATCCAGAAAAAGGATCTGGATCAAATTCAAATGGTCCGATTCCATTCGTAAATGATCTCATGAATTCAAATGCAGGAACATTGATTGGTGGCGGCGCAGGTGCAGCATTAGGATCATTAGGAGGACCCGCAGGAACTGTTTTTGGGGCACAATTGGGTGCTACAATTGGAACGATCGCAGAAAAAGTTTTTGATACAGCGCATGAAAAAATGATTGCTGTAGCAGGATTATTTGAAAAAAGATTGACAGAAGATCTTCATTTTAGACAATTAAGCTATCAAACTGGAATTTTAAGAGAAGATCTTGCATTACTTGATAAACAAGCAAAACTTTCTGGAACTTCTCTTCAATCATTAGTTGATTCAAATCAAAGTCTTGCAGATGAATTAATGGGTGGTTTGAGTGCAGAAAAAACGCAATTATTGATGGCATTAAACATAAATCCTCGTCAATTATTGTTAGAATCTGGTGGAGATTTTGGAAAAATAAATCAAATGATTTATCAAAGAGCAACAAAAGCTTTGCAAGGAGCGAATCCATACCAAAGAACACATTATTTAAAAGAACTTGGATTTTCTGAAGACATGCAGAATTCAAGAAGATTTTTATACAATGAAGATGTCGTGAATAGATCAAAAGAAATAGTAAATAGAGAAACAAATAATGGTAAAACGCCATATGTGACGGGTGCAGCTCTTCAAAAAGAAAATTTGGACTATTTTGGCGGGAAACTTGATGTTCAGGCAGGTATAAGAGCCGCTCTTACAACAGCTGGTCTGGCAGGAAAATTATCCACTGAATTGATGCAAGTACAAGCAAAAGTAGTAAATATAATAGCAACTGCAATATCAGGAATTGGCGGAGAAAATAGTGATACTGCAAAAAGTATAGAAAAAAATAAATATTATCAAACTTCTCCAAATGGAGTTTTAGATTCTGTTTGGGATTATTTCACTAAACCTCCAGCTAGTCCGAGTGGTGCAACAAAAGCACCAACGGCAGGAGGGTAAAAATGGCTTTACCGAATACTTTTTTAGTGAGTTGGTGGTACAGTCCGAATACAAAACTAGGAATCTATTTCAATGATTTTGGTCTTGATTCACAGGATTATATTTTAAATGCATCAGATGATGGTGGCGTTGATTATTCAAATGGAATGGGTGCATCAGTCGAAGAAAATTATCATTTTGAGAATTTGATAACTAATCATCCAGTTGAAAATACAGCTGCAATTAGTGATCATATTATTGCGCAACCGCGCGTAATAACAGTGACGGGCATAATAACATCTCTTAGACCATTAGTACTTTTTGGAACTTTATCTTTTACCCAACTTGGGAAAGCAACTGAATTATTGATTGATTTATATGAAACAAATCAAGGTGTATCTTTATTAACAGGACTTCTTTATGGAACAAGTTATTTGAGAATAGATAATTTAGCTGTCCAATCTCTTGATATTCCGAGAAATAATGCTTATGGAAGAAGTAGCATAAAATTCACAATGGTTTTAAAGCAGTTAATCATAACAAATACAAACAGCACAATTACGGCTTCTTCATTTTCTCAAGCTTCTGCAGAAGATGGAGTTGATATTTTATGAGTAATTTTACTCCATTTACAACTCTGAATCCTCCTCCTTTTGTCCAAGTTCCCACATGGAAACTTCCTCTAAGTCAATTCCAAAATGGAATAAATGAACAACTTGTTAATGTATCAATTCAAAATTCCTCATATACTTTTTATTTTCAAAATAATGTTATAGAAAATAATTTATTTTTGTCAGTTTATGGAGTCAATCAAAGTCCTATTTATTTCGGTAGTTATCGTTGTGTATTTGGAGATTATATAAATTTTATTGATAATGGATTTCCATATCTCATATTTTTTGTAGACACAACAAATAATGGTTACACAAATATCACATTTCAAAATCTTAACAATGGTGTGAATATGTATGCAAAGTCTAGGTAATTCAAGCCTAAATTTAATAAGGCATTACAAATTTACATTTTTTGATTTAACTGGGGAAGGACCATTTACCATTGTTCCTGTTCCTGATGTTGTTATTCAAGATTCTTTTAATTTCTCTTTCAACTATTCAGTGACAAATAGCACATCAAACACGGCTAAGTTCACTTTTTATAATTTATCTGACAATACTGTGGGATTTTTTACAAGTAATAAGAATAGAAGAGGATTTACTTTTGATTCATGGTATGCAAATGATACTACAGGAAATACGACTATATTTAAAGGTTTAACTTATTTTACGAATACATATAGACAAGGTGCAGATATAATAACTGAAGTCACAGGATGTGATGTATTTTTGAACTTAATATACAAAGCTATTTTTCAAAAATTCCCTGTTGGAGTCACTTATCTTTTTGTAGTTCAATCATTATTAAGTTATTATGGAAATATAATGACTTTATCTGCATTTAGTAATCAGTTTTTGATGGGAACTTACAAATCGTCAAAAATATTTAGAGGTCAAATTTTGACTTGTCTAAAGAAAATAGCATCTGATGCAGGATTAATTTTTAGTTTCCAATTAACAACAATTTCTATGATTCCTGCAAATTTAAGTGTAATTAGACCAAATGCAACTCAAGAAATAAATGCTCAAAATGGTTTAGTGGGATATGTAAGACCTGAAGCTCTTTCGATTCAATTATTTCCTATAAATTTTTTTGGTGAACAACAACTCAACAAAAATTTAGCTTTGATTACATTATCAACTCTTATGCGTTCTTATGATTTATATAGTAAAGTTTATGTTAAAAGTGAAAAAATAACAGGATATTATGGTATTTATTCTCTTACTCAAACAGGAGAATGGCGCGGTAATCCCTGGTATTCTATTTTAAAACTTTGGCCTGACACGAATGCAGGATAAAATAAATGAGTGGTAATGGTTTTTTTCATGATGAATCGGATATTTCTGAAAGAATCGTATGGAACATACAAAACAATAAAAGTCAATGTTCAATAGCTAAAGTTGTTACTATAAATGCATTTCCTGTGTCTGTAAGTATTCAGCCTTTGGTAAATTATTTTGATATTGTTTCACAATGGCAACCTTATCCTGTGATAGACAATGTACCTGTGGCTCAATTACAAACCATATCATATTCAATTAATACACCATTAAATATTGGAGATATAGGTCTTGTTATTTGGTTTGATAG